CCGGCTTTTAGAATGTGTGGTAAAACGTGTTTCTTGAGCGCTTTCTTCCCCTCTCTCTTTATGAAGTCCTCCACGTGCTTACGAGTTTTGTGGGCGGTCATAGCAGACTGCACTTCGTTACGTGCAGCAAGTAGACCAGGACTATATTGAGGCTGTGGTGTTTGCAGCTTTGAGTAAGCCGCCTGAGCAGGGTTGAAAATGTATTCGTAATTGCAGAAGATCTCCATGTAGAAAACAGGAGTGGAAACCGGTCCACCTTCGACGTAGATGAATAGAGTTTCCCAGTTTCCCACTGGATTGCTTCCTGCGGCGTTGTAATTGGAGACAGTGTCGAAATTGGCGGATTCAACGTTACGTGGTCGGGCAATGAAATGGAATTCACTGTCCGGTCCGATGGCATGAATTTCGCTTGAACTGAAGTAGTCTGGTGAGGTCTGGATAGCGGTCCCCGCGTCTTGAGGGCTACCACGGCGCAGCAATAGTACACCCTTGCTATCGGTTGCGGACAGCAAGGATACTAAACGTACACCGTAAGTAACAGTACGATACTGATCGCCAGCAGACTTAATGAATGAAGAAACGTCGCCGGTCCAGTTGTTCCAGTTACCAGTCGCTCCGTTAGGCTCTGCGAAAACGAAGTTTGGTTTTTCACCGGAAACTTGGACGTAGGCGTTACCAGACGTGCCTGTCTGTATATTAGCAGTAGTAATAACTCGTTCAGTAAATGTGGATCCAGCTCCAATGTCAGGGATTTTTCCGTACTTTGCAGCGTCACAGAATGGATCTGTGATGGAGCAGAGGGTAGTGTAGTGGGATTCGTGTATGTCCGCTGACGGAGCTGGTCTTGCTCTTGTATTACGTTTAGGAGGTTGTCGTGATTTGACCATCTTCTCTTAACTCGTTTAATGATTGGATTGTGTATTGGTGTTTAACGATGGGACTGCCCAACCACTAGGCAACCCCCCAATACGTCCTGATCACACCGCGTGATCACATTTGTTGTGTCGGTTCCACTTCGATGGTAAAACTACCATCGTTCAAGCGGAAGCCCTTCATCAATTCTGGTACCTCTTCTTCTTCGATGACAAACTCTTCTGAGTCTTGGTTCACTGGGCAATTGAGCACTTCATCAATTGTCTTGCAGCCCATGATCCAAGCGTTAAACGCTTCGAGATCCTCAACTGGGAACCATTCTTCTGCAAGAATGTCCATCCACTCACTATACTCATTGGGGAACTGTACGTCCTTATCCCAACGGTCCCAATAGCGAAGAATGGTCCCAGTGTCCTCGACTCCTTCTTTGGTACTCAGCTCCAGCACTTTTCCACAAAGGTCCCCGATTATCGGAGTGTGTTCATCGGTGAGGTAGAATGATCGCGCCTTTTCCAATAATTTGACAGTGGGTGGTAGTGACGTGTTCACAGTGAGATGAAACTTAGCCATCTGGCGTTTCAAATCACATACACTAGTAGCGTCACCATCCCATACATGTGGTCCATACACGCGTGCAAGAAAGTTAACTCCCATATCACCTCGGTAAAAGGTGTCACCTGTTACAGTGAAACCTCGAACCTTAGCGGAGTTCTCAACGTGCACTTGTGCTAAATCACCTGCCAAACCATCGTCTCCCCCAGCAATTGCCTTGACAAGCATTGCTTCCCAAGCGAGTTCATAGCAATCAGCATGACCCTCGGCTTTGTATTGTCTTGCATAAGCCATGAAGAGTATTTCGAGTTCGATCAGTGTATTGAAAGCTGAGGTATCAAAACTTCCGGAAGCACCGGAATCGTCTTGTTCATAGACGATCCCGAACTCCGTGTAACCTTTGTTGTTAAAGGTGCTCGAATGTAGTCGCTTAATCTCCTCGTGTTCGTCAGAACCGAATAGACGTAGCATGAAGGCAATCTCAAGGTCACGACTCACGTGATTCTTGTGGCCGTCCATTTTGCTAACGTCCGGACAGCATGCGCTGCGGCTCGTGCGACAAATCGATGCGACTTTCTCAGCAATCTCGACTGGTTTACGTCCAAAAGCGTAAAAGGTCAAGGCCTTCATGAAATCCATGACTGGATGCAGGTACTGCGCCCAAGCGTACTTGTACTTATCAGGGAAGGTACTGATGTTCCTAGGTGCTTTGGGTTCAGGATATGCTTCCTTCTTCATGAATGAGCTCACTCCGACCTTGCTAAACGGCCCAGCAGTTGATGCTTTTTCAAGTCCCAACTTTTGGCTCGGTTTATGACAACGCTCGTAAACTTCTTCATAGTCCATCTTGGTAAGTATTCCTACTTTGGGGACGAGTTTCTCCAGGAAAAATGATCTCCCAGTCTGGTCAAACTCTCGCAGTGGTTTGAGGTTCTTAACCCGTTGCTGTGGTTTTTCAATGCGCTCCACTACTGACTTCTTAGAACTGTTACGATCCATGAAGTGAGCACATGCTGGTGCGGTTAAGAAAGGCTTTGCGAAAGGGACTACGGTTATTTTCGTGTCCGGGTCAACGTCACCATATCCCACTTTAACCACTGGGTTGACATCCCGGTAGTAATGTTCTTGTCTGGCTGGCTCTACGAACTCATTGACGTAGTTAGCGATCAATGAAGCTCCTTGATTCTCACCATCCCCATTCACATTTGTTTTCACTTGGTATGAATTCAAATGGTGGGTCTTGGATGAGCGGGCAATTTCGAAGAGTTTGTCCAGTTCGAACTTTGGAATTGTGACGGAGAAAGTTGAGTCTGACTTTGAAATGGAAACCAATCTCTCACTTCCGACGGTGGAGTCTAAACGACAGTACTCACCATGCTTGACGTTCCATCTTTCAAGGCGTCGCCCTGATAAGAACCTGGTAACCATTGCTGGCAAACCATTGAGGATTCGAATCGGGGTGAGCACCACGAGACTTCGCGTTAGCGAGGTGCGCCTCTTGCACACATCGTAGACGACGGTAGTAAGACCGGAAACAGCCACAAAGGTGTCTAGATCATAGTTCCACAGAGGATGCTGGTAGCGTCCACCTCCATTCACTTCCAAGATCACTTCGTTCCCCTTGAATCGCCACGCTGTATCCTCGGTGGTACCAGCAGTGGTTTCGGGTGTGAAGGTTGAAAGTATGAAGATGTTCTCCGGATGCGTGCAGAGCAACGCATTCATGTCCACATAGTAGTCAACATCTTCCAGAACGATGGCGTGTTGTGTGATAACGACATCGCTCCTGAAGTGTGCTTCAAGGTCCTTTGCCCAATAGTATTCACGTGATCCTGCGTCTTTCGACTGTGATTTTGATGCTCCATAAAAGTAAGGGTCTTTCCCCAAACTAGTACATAAGCGTCTGATTGCAGTGTTCACCGAGTTACGTTGAGCGCGGGTGTGTCCATGAGAATGATCTGGAACCGGTTGGCTTTCCGGAATTTGGAGATTCTCGAAGGCGTCGCGCACCAGTTTCAAGTAGTTGCGCCTCTCGGGCGATCCGATGAGGTAGTTTTTGTAGTTCACGAACTTGCTGGTGAGAAGAGTTCTCAAGAGGTTAACCGACACTACAGTGCCGACGATGAGACGTAGGGCGTTGAAGACAACGTCCGTATGGTCTACATACTCCTCAATGATCTCCTCTTCCATGTCAACGAAGTTATCATGACCCAAGAGTCGCAACATCTTCTGGCTTGGCTCAAAGCCTGCGCGGAAGGGCACCCTAGGGGGTGCGGTGTGATCGGCCAACTCTGTCCCAGTGGGTGTGAACTCACTGAGCATCAGGTTGTGTCTGATGTTCATCTTTGGCCCTTCGGGGCGGTGATTAACCGCGCCGGAAATGCGGGGTAACCAATGGTTGAGCATTGGTTTGACA